TGGTGGGTTAGATTTTGCTTTTCTTACTCTTCCTAATAACCTTAAAATTCTTTGCAAGAAATTTATAAAACCTCTTAGAGGAGCTGTAGCTACTTTTATAGCTTCCTGAACAATATTAGGCAATCTATTAAAAGCATTTCTTGCCATATCCATTGCACCATTAAAAACACCGCCTATGAACTCAGTAAGTGGTGAAAATGCATTTATAAAAAATTGACCTACTGCTTGTAATGCGCTTCCTATTTGATCTCTAAATTTAAATATCAAAACGCCTAAACCTATTATTGCTGCTGGTATGGCAGCACTTGCTAATAATGGAGCAAAAGACAACATTGCACCTTTTACTGCAACCGCTACTCCGCCGAAAGCAGTCGTAATTTTTGCAATAACAACTCCCATTTTTATAGCCGCTATTGTTTTAAAAGAAAATATTAATGCAGCTAATGCAGGTGCTAAAGTTAATACTGCAGGTGCTATCAATGCAAAAGCTACACTTATAGCTTTTATAGGTGCTGGTAAACTTGCAAACTTTTCAGCGGCAAAAGATATTACAGAAACAATCTTTTCTAGTGCTGGCAATAAAGCATCTGTTAGCTGTATTTTTAATATATTAAGTCTTTCACCCATTAAAGTAACTCTATCATTAAAACCTGCCATGTTTTCAGCGTTTTCTTGACTAAAACCATTATTTAATGCAAGTATTGCCTCACTACCTTCTTTTAATAATGGTACTAATTTTCGGCCGACACCACCCCCAAATATTTCATTAGCATTTGCAAGATTTAATGTTTCATTATTAGTTTTTTTCATTAAATCTGCTATTTCTAATAAAGCAACATCCATACTTTTTAGTTGTCCTGAACTATCAACAGCACTAAAACCAATACGATCAAAAGCATCTTTTGCAGTACCTACACCATCTGATGCATCTTGCATATTTTTTGCTAAAACTGGAAAAGCTCTTTGTAATGCCTTAAAATCTGTTCCAGCTAGTTGTGAAGATATACGCAATTTATCTAACATTCCTACAGAAACTCCAGAAGTAACTGACAATTTCTGCAACATATCACCAAGTTCTAAGGTATCATTTACTAATTTACCTATACCTGCAATACCTAAAACTGGAACTAAACTTTTTAAAGACCCAAAGGCATTACCAGCCGCAGTTTTAAGCTTACTCATTGCAGTAGCTGTATTATTAGTAGATACTTTTAATTTATTAAGTCCAGTTTCTAGACCACTTATTTGCTTTTGTCCTTCTACTTTTGCTTTTATTGTATAAGAAGTGCTTAAATCCATTATTTATGATCTTTATTTAAAGTTTCTACTATTTTAGCCTCTAATACTTGCAAGTCAGCAAATATTTCATTAGGTTTTTTAATTTCTTTTTTATATAGTTTAAATATAAAAGGTAAAACATTATAATCTAAACCTAAAATTACTCCTTGGTCAGTTCTCCATTGTGTTTGTATTTTTGTAAATACAGTTAAAGCTAACCAGTTGTCCTTAAAAACTTCATATACATTAGTTTTTTGTTGTTTTGACTTTATGGGCTGACCAAATAATACAGCGTCATCTTCTTCAGTTTTATCGATGACATTATCACCGCACCAAAATAGTGCAGCCCCTTCTAGTTTTTTATTTTCTGTTTTGATACTTCTTCAAAATATACAGTAACTAATAAATTAGCTAAACCAACTGTATCTAAAACCTGTTTTTTTGTTGCTTTTGTAAAAGGTACAGGTTTATCACCATCAGTAATACCATCCCACCCTACTAAGATTTCATCTGCGATCATAAAATCTGAAATTTCAGTACCATCATAAATACCGTCATTTAATTCTTTTTGTTTTTTTTGTGCTTGTAAAGCTATCTCATTAATCCTTGATTGAGAAATTATTTTAAATTCAGCGTCAAATGTTTCCTCTTTTTGAGTGCCACCATCAGCAGGTGTTGTAAAAACAATAGGTTGCGTAAAAGTTGCTTCCTTTTTTAAAATAAACATAAATTTTATATAATATTTTCTAGGGTAAACCCTTTTCTATAACTTAGCAACTAGGTGAAAGCTAAACTAAATTCATCTTGCCCTGCATCTGTAGGAGTTGCATAAAATGGAAGGTTAAGCATTGTTATTCCATCGCTATCTTCATAGGTTGGTTGTCCTAAATCTGTTTGTGGACAAGATACAGTGACAATATTACCAGCACCGCCAGAATGCACCCAAGTATTAGCACCAGTAGATGTGCCTGTAGCAGTTGTGAAAAAGTTTTTATCTGATAATGCAACAGCTTCAACAACCATTGTTCCTGATGGCCTACGGTCTGTAATTAGTGCTTCTTTTGTACCGCCTACTAATTCCCTGTATATAACTTCATTAGCAAAATCTAATTCCCAAGATTGTAAGGCGGCTGAAAAACCGAATATAGAGAAACTAGATGTATTACCGTTTTTAAATAAGACGGGATCAGGTTGTAATGACTTTGTAACTGTAGGTAAGGCAGTATCAGTCGGTGTATTAAATATACCTTGCATCTCAAAGTTTATGCGAGGTATTTCGTTTACTGCACAACTTATAGAAAAAGTACCTCTAGCCCCTGTTACCTTATGCCTAACACCATCATAGTTAACAAAAAATGTGCAGCTATCTTGAGAAGCTAATGTAGAAGGAGTATAAGTAACAGACGTAGATGATACTGTATTAGCAGATAGTCCACATGCCTTAAGTATAGGGTCATATTTTGGCGCACTTCCAGCAGCACCACTTCCTACCATAAAAACACCAAAACTTAAATTAACTCTTGTATTAGCTAATAAAACAGGATAATTACCAGGGTAAGGTCTTATAGTTTCCTGTTCTACTTCATCACTTGCTACTGGTTCAATCTCTAAATCAACAACCTCTACATAGTTAGAACTGCCTGTAGGAGTTGGGTCAGTTCCATAACTACTTTCTATTTTTGCTAATAAAGATCTTTTTCTATGTAGTTTTGGCATTTACCTAATAATCACTATGTTTATATAATAAACCTTTATAAGAATTATGTAAGTATTAAGTAGTTAGATCGTCAACATTTGTTCTATATCTTATATCATAGTTACATTCAATAATGCCACCCACCTGATCAGCATCTATAAACTGAAAAGAAGTATCTGCTGGTTGTATATCAATAGCATTACCATTAAGAGTTAAATCTGCCATTAACTTAGAATGTAAACTTTCAACAACTGGATCTGCTGTTTGATGTGGTGTAGAACTTCTAACAACTACACTAATTTTAACTGTAAGAGTGTGATCTAATCTTGTTAGTGATGTTATTTCTTCTACTACATCATTCTGCGGTTCAATAATAATACTTGGTGTTTCTGCCCTTGTTAATGCTGTTGTACGACTTCTAAAAATACGATCAGATACACCTGTAGTATTTACTAATACTGTTGCAATTCTTGCTAATATTGTTTCTCTTTTAGTAGTCATTATGTTTTCTGTAGGCTAATTCTACAAAATGTACCATCATTTTCTTTTCTTATATCTCTTACTGTATAAGCAACACTATCAACTGTAATACTATCAGTAGCAACTAAAGAACCGAAGTCTGAAGTTTTTGCAAATAATTCATACTCAGTGCTGATTATCATATCACCTGCAAGTATTTGATCAGGTTGTTCTAATACACCTAGTCCAGTTGTACTTCCAGCTATACAGGTAACACCAAAATCCCCTAAATAAACATCTTGTGTTGTTGCATCTTCTGTAAAAGGCATTTATTTTTTAGATTCAGATTTTTTTTGTTTTGTTGGTTGTTTATATTCTTCAGCTTTTCCGATAGTTATTAAAAAATTTGCATCAGTTGTAGAAATATCATAAGTTTTGCCAGCTTCTAAACCAACGCCACTAGCACAAACATTTTTAAGACACTTAATTTTCATAAAAAAAAGGGGGTGTAATACCCCCTATATTAGACTATTTATGTGGTTACGTCTAAGATCGCTGCGAATGACTGAGCATGACGAACAGCAACATCGAAAGCAA